ACCGTTTCATATGCAGCAGTAGCAACAACACCAGCAAGGATAATATTACCTTTCTCAATGACGATATGAGTCAAACCATCTTCGGTTGAGTATTCACTACGAATAGAGTCAACCTTTTCAGGGCGTACAACAATATTTTGACTTTTGAACTGCCCAATAAAGGTTGCACCATCATACGGAGTAGAGAAGTCAACATCAACACGAGAAGCTACTGGCATTGGTGAACCATCTTCATACACAACTGGACGGATGCGAGAAGCTTCCTTGTTCAGGTCGTCATACTCTTTAGAGATAGAGAACATTTTGCTTCCAAACATGGCGAACGCCGGCAGAACAGATTCAAACAGGCCGATGTATGCATCAAAGATACGATTGCATAGATCCAAGGAACGGAGAGTGTATGTCTCTGCAAAAGAGAATTCAACTTCATAATTGCCATTCACTTCACCCTCTTCAACGTTGAACACAGCTTCGTTACGAATCGCCTCAGATTCTTTTGCATGTGAAGTCTTACCAAGTTTGCCAGTAAGAGCACCGAAAGCATTTTTCACAGTGTCAACTTTTGTTTTAACAAAATGAATAGAAGCTTTAACAGCAGACAGTTCGGCAGGAGTTAAAGTAAATTTGATTTTCATGATTTTGTCCTTTCAAGACGGTTGGTTAAAAATGAATGTAATAGATCTCTCTATCAAAAGAGAGCCGACACAGGATATGTGGATATCCGGCCGGCATATAAAATCAAGGAGAGATATTGGGAGTAGGAAAACTCCCAAACCAAAATCCAAAAACAGATTTTGGAAAAACATGAAATGTCTTCAATAGGGAACCGACACAAACGTATCAGTTCCCGATTGGTTATTCATAAAAGAATGAATCAATGTCCGTAACAACAAAATCTTTATCATACATAACAATGTATTCATTATCGCCAGTACAAATATTTAATTGCCTCCAGTTGTTATAGGTAGGTTTAACAGACAACAGGAATTCTCTTATTGATTCTTCATCAAACGGAGTTACTTCAACAACCAATCCATATCCGCATTTATAGTAATTACCACTGCTATATTTCTCTGCTTGTTCGTAAAAGTTGAAACCATCCAAAATATCTGGATTAATAAACTCTTCATCCTGATCAACAAGATAAGGCGGCGGGAATTCACCATCAAATTGGAACTTTGACTTAGATAAGAATTTGATCAAATCATCTCCGACTTTAAGGTCAAAAGGTGTTAATAACATTTTGAACTCCTTATAAAGACATTATTGCAGAAATAGGATACCAATCATCTGTATTAGACATATACATAGGGACAATAGAGCCATTTTCCAATGTGTCCATACGAACAGGGCAGCGTGGATATTCTTTCTTGAATTTCCAATATAAGCCCCATGCTCTTTTAGTTGGATTATTAGTTCCTTTAAATTTGGAATCACGATATATAGCCGCGCGGGAAGTTTTCTTTTCTTCCTTAACCTGTGCATTGTGCAAATCTGATTCTAATCTTCCTATTGTTTGATTCGCTAATCCCAATTCAATAGATAGCTTTTCAACCATAGAAACCAATTCAGCTTTAGTCTTTTTATTCAGATTCATTTTCGAACCCCTTTCAAATCAAATTCAAAATCACGATCATAAACAGCAGGACCATCTTTATACCACATACCATTAGGTAATAAACGATAAATAGTAACAATTTGACCGGGCTTCCAACTGTGACAACGATACACATAAACAGTATCAATACCAAGGGCACACAGTTCTTCAGCATATTGTGGATCCCTCGCATGATACATCAAATCGTCCAATGTTCCTTCTAAACGGAATTCAGGAAAAGAAGAACAAACAAATGCAACTTGGTCTGCATAACGAGCCCATTGAATTAATGGAAAAACATTTTTCAAAGTTAATTTAGCCATGATAAATCTCCTTGAGTTGGCTGTTGTTAAAAAGTGAATCTCTTCAAAAATATCTACGCTAGTAGCTTTTTGATCCTATCAAAAAGATACCGACACAAAATGGTTAACTCAACGGTAGCACTAACTACAGAGAGCGATCCATCTTGGCACGGAGTGTAGATGATAGATTTATAATGAATAGTGATGCGAGACTGGGGAGAAAGACGCGCACCGACAAGGACATCTAGAATAACCATCTTGGTTGTTTATCCTTTCAAAAAGAAACCGACACGAACAAATGCACAACTGCTATGTTGAACAGATACACAAATATCCGCGCCGGAGGGATACTTATTCCCCTATTGGTCAATAAAGATCCAAATAAGGATCACGAGCAATTTCATCAGAAAGCAAATCAATTTCCTCTTGATACCATTTTAAAGAACGAGGAACAATAAACTTGCCAAGTGCTTCAACAATAAAAAGATAATCATCTTTAAGGACAGGAAAAGAAATAAAATTCTGACCAACAATACAACGAGTGTTAATATCAATACAATTAGCAATATTAAGACGAACCTCATTCAGATAAACAGTGAAAGGTCGTCCAGCCATTTCAACAGCAAAATCTGCACGTTCAGAGATAATGCGATAGTCCACCTCAGCAAAATTTGAGAACATCTCATAAGCAGAGGAAAGCGGAACACGAACTAAAAGTAATTTGTTAGACATTTTAAGTCTCCTTATAAAGGTTGTTTAAATTTTCACAGATACATCTTTCACAGAAATCTGCGAAGCAGCTTTGTGATTTATCACAAAGATACCGACACGAAACGGTTGATGTTCTGTATTGGTAGGGAAATGTATGAATGGTTGATATTTGGAACTTTCGAGGCCGGAAGGCCGAGAAAGCCGGAGGGGCGAAGCCCCGGAGGGCCTCACTTGTCCTTCTTCCAGTTGATGTGATAACCATAAAGATATCTCCAACAACCATCTCTGCTCTCATCAAAGAGTCTCGGCAACAACAACTTCAACAGCCACTTCATCTTTTTTAGCAGAAGCCATTGCTTTAACAACAGCAGCTTCTACAAGAGCTTTCTCAGCAGCTACTTTAAGAATAGAACCCATAGCGCCAACAGGAGCTTTAGCAAACTGAGTAGGTTTCACTTTGGCAAGCATTTTACCAAATACGTTAACCATAGTGTTGCGTTCAACATAAGAAACAAGATTGCCATTCATACGAGTTGCAAATGTAGCGCTGTGGATTTTGTTCCAGAATGAACGTTGGTTTACGTTCACAATGTTAAACAGATTGAAGCTGTCAGTATGAACGTCATAACCTTCACCATTGTAATGATTTACTTGTCCAATACGAGACAAGCCATAAGTGTCTGCCATTGCATAGATGTTAGAAGCAACCAGCTCAGCTAAGTCAGAAGCACGGCTCAATTCAAAATCACCTTTCATGATCAAAGCTTTCCATGCTTCAACACGGTTAATTTGTTCACCATGTTGAGCTTCACCCATCATGTAAACGTTTTCAACCACGTTAACTTCACCTTTGCTATGTTTCATGTTTGTAACAGCATCAGATTGAACAGCTAAGCCATACGCGGCGATGATGTCATTAACAGTTTCTTCGGTCAAAACTTCACCGTTAAATGTTTTCTTGCCAACCAAACCTTTCAAGAAAGGAATAGCAACAATCAAAGCATTTGTGTGTTTGCCTGTCATTTCTTTAGCAAGTGCAATTACTTTAACTGCATCTTGGAAATCATCACGGCTATAAGATTTAACACTTTCGCTATTAATCCATTTAGTTTTAACAACGCTAGAAACTTCATCTAATAGGTATGCATATTGAGTGCCCCAACTAACAGATTTTTTAACTGAATCCAAAGTGAAGTTGGGTTGATTGTTCATACCAACCATTTCAAACACTGTAGCACGGTCGCCATCAGTATCGTCTTGGTTTAGGATGTGAACAATAGGATCCACATAGATAGCAGATGCTTCAACAATCGCGTTCAACTCTTTCTCAGCTTGAGACTCATAGCTCATAACTGATTTAGCTTTAGCAGCCAGTTTACGAACGTTGTTTTCCATCAATACTGGGAATTTGATGAAGCCTACTGCGCCGTTGTTTTTGATCACTTTGGCAACTTTACGATCATTGCACCATACAGTGAAGTCATCCTCCAATTGGAATACAATTACCAAGTTACGGCTGTTAACCAATTCGAATTGAAATGCCTCATTTGCGACAAACAGTTCTTCCAGAGCTAAAGTGTGTTTAGCAAAAGTTTTGTGTTCATCTTTGGCAAACGATTCATTGCGAATCATCATTGCAATAGAAGCAAATGTTTTGAACATATCGCCGCCGAGGAATTTCTTAACGCCCTCGCTATCAACGATAACACGATTAACATCATTCCAGTATTGAGAACCTGGGAATACATATTCACGGCCTTTGAAAGTCAAAGCGAAACCTTCTTCCAAATTGAACAAACCAGTCCAAGAACCAACACCATAGTACAGATTGTTGATAAATTGGTTCATAGTTTCAGCAATAGTCATACCGCCGCGATCATCTTTTTTCAAAGATACACATACAGATGAAACGGTGCCGTTATTGATAAACAAACGACGCAAAGCAGAGGTGAACACTTGATTCATGATCACTTTAGTTTGAACTTCATCAAATTTGGCAAGACGAGATCCTGCTTTTAAATTAGGTAATTGAACCAAGGCGTTGTTATCCATAGCAGCATGAAGATAAGTTTCCAAAGCTTCTTTACCAAATTGAGCTTCGATTTGATGAGCTACAAGCAGACCACCAAAGCCTTTTTTGTTAGCTTTAACAACTTCACCATTGTCGATCATAACTTTCAATGCAACAACAGGAGAGTAAGTCATATCGCCAGCAACAATGGGTGCCAACAGTTCACGAATAAGAGTAGTTTCCTCTTCTTCAACAGCCTCTTCCTCAGTTTCTGTAACAAACCCTTGGAAGAAATCGAACTCCTCTGTATCAACAATGTCCGCGCCATTTACAACTGGAGCGTCAATTTTCTCTTTGAGAGTTTCAACACCTTGATTACGAACATAACCTTGCAGGCTGTAGAAATCAGAAACAAACAGTTCCTCTTCAACACATGAGAAACCATATTTTAGGCCGTCAACTTCAACATATTCCAAATTGTCCTGAATCATTTTGTTCAGATCGGAAACAAGTTCTTCATCTTTTGAAATGTTCACAATGAATTCATTTATATCAACTTCTTTACCTTTGGTTTCCAATACGGCATGGGCTAAACCTACCATACCAGATTTGAACATAGGGACAACAACTTCTGCGCCCAATTGAGACAGGATGCCATCAACCACAGTGCTACCAGAATTGTATGCAACACCTTTAGAATGGTGTTTAGACACAAAACGGAAGAAACCATATTGTTGTACAAGCTCTTTAGTAGCTTGAGACATACCGCCGGCAAATGCTGCTAACAGTTTGTTATCCATAGCTGCTTCTGGAACAACAGCAGAACCATCAACGTTAGTAACAGTGGTCAATACGGCTAATTTACGTTTACCAATAGAAACTTTATTACCTCTATTGGTTTCCAATACCATACGAGCAATAGCTTTTTTAGCATCATAAACACTCAGTACAGTATCACCAAGATAAGAGGCAACCATAGATGATTCATGTTCCCATGTTACCAAATTGCGGTTCATCAATTTGTGGCTGATATCTGCTGAAGTGTTAACCAAGAATGCAGAAATAATCTCTTCGCCTTTGAAATACTCTTTCAGTTTAAATAAGATTTCTTTGTCAAAGCAAATCGCCTCACGAGTAGCAACATCTTCTGCTACATCAGATTGCATACCTGCAAACAATGGTGAATTCACTTCTAAGTTAGTTGGAATGAAGTATTGCAAACCAGCACGTTCTTGCATTGCTTTGAAATTGTCTTTGGCATGTGCATCTTTGGCTAAAGAAACCAATGCTGCTAGTAACAGATTGCCGTTAGTGATGCGAACACCATAAGTTGTTTTACGGGTTAACTCTTTGCCATTAACAGACTCTTTGACAGTATGAACCACTGTTAAGAAGCAACGAGACAACAATGTATTCATATTCTCACGAGTGGCAATTGCCCAAGTTGCCAATTTGAAGCTTTGACTAACATTGAAGATTTTGCCAAAGTTTTCTGCATCAGCAGGAAGCTGACCATTCACTTTTGAGAAATACACTTCCAAAGATTTAGCGATCACTTCTCCATTTTTAACGTCTGCTACTACATCAGCAGCAGTTGTTTTGAACTCCCCAAATGAAGTTTTCAAGAATACAACACCACCTTGTTTTGCGGTGCGCAATGTAGAAGATACAGCTTGAATAGATTGTTTATCTTCAGTGCTGAGGTTTACTTTATGGATGATTTCGATATCAGTTTTCATGGTAGTCTCTCCAGATTTTTGTGAAACTTCTGCTTCACGAGTTGTTAAAATAAAGTCAGAAGAAGCTTTTTCTTCTGTTTGTTTTGCTACTTTTTTAGCCCATTTCAGACGAGCTTTTGATGCAACCTCTTTGGCTTTGAAACCGCGGAAGTCTTCTTTGTTAATAACTGCTACAACCATTTCTTCTTCATATTGTGCTTCATTGCGAACACATACAATAATTGCATCAGTGTGCAACTGTGGAATAGATTTGTTAGTAGCATAGTAAACAGCAATTTCATAATCGCCGCCGAGAATTCCTTCTTCAAAACGGACTTCTTTGATGGCAGCAAATTTAGAAGCAACAGTGCTTAAAGTGCCAATAGTAGATACTTCTAATTTACGAGCAGCTTCAACAACAGTTGCAACAGTTTGGTTTACAGTATTAAATTTAGTCATGATAACTCTCCTTAATGAGTTGCGCTTGGGTCCTAGGACGACTAATCCTAGATAGCATTTATAATAAAAGTTTGAGAGACCCTATTCTCTATTTGATACCCTATTATTTTTAGGGCGCTATGTTTAAATATATCCTATATACGTGTAAAGGCATATTAATAATGAAAGCCTAAACAAATATATCTAATATTAATGGATACATTTATTTTTTGTTTTCTTCTATTGATACTCGATTTGTTTATTAATCAATAGAGAAAGCGATTCATTATCTATATTGATTACTTTTATATGTTTAAGCAATCAGCTAATATATGTATGCGCGATGATGTAACAACATACATATATAGATAAGAAAGCGATCTTAGTTATTGATCACTCTCTCAATTTTAGTGTGCTGTTGTTCAATACTGTGTTTAGCAGCTTTAAGGCAAGATACAGCGGCAAAGGTTGCAACTGTTACAGTACCAATAACAAGTGCAATACGAGCAGCACTACGAATTTCTTCAGAGTAAGAAGAAACAAAAGTTACAAAACGATTGAAAACAGTTTGTTGGTTACGTTTAGCCATGATATTACTCCTTCATATTGAGTAGTTAAATAAAAAGAACACATATGAATGGCTGTTCACATGTGTCCATAAAAGCCTTTTATAAGTAGTAGTTAAGAGATAATCACTTAACGATTTGCACCAATATCAGCGCGGGATGATTAATATATTTTTAGATGTCATTAATCACAACATCTGATGTATTTCTATTTACAAGATACATCAATACTAAATTAAATAGGTTCACAGAATGCCCAAGAACAATGATACACGCTAGCACCATCTGTATCATTCATACAAACAGCATCAACAGGTGTAACAACTCTAAGTATGATAGGATTTCCTCCTATTGATCTGGCTGCTCTACCGGCATAGATACGAGCTAAACCAAGATCATGAGTATAAAAAACACGATCAAGATTTTTCTTTCTTCCTTTTTCTGAGATAGTTTCAGTTGCAATAGGTGGAAGAAGAATAAAACCAATTCCATTAGCATCTGTTGTTCCATGATAGTAAATTCTATTCATGATGTTCTCCAATTAAAAAAATAAAAAATGATTAACGCTTCCTCAATGAATATGATCAATGCATATACATATGAATTCATATTGTATTGGTATATTCAACCCAGGGGGCAAATCCCGGATACACCCCATGTTGCAGAGGAGCTATAATACACACCAGATCCCTGCGCGTAAAATATTCAAAATAAAACCATATTTAAGAACTGCAAGCAGGAGCTCTGGTGTGAGTCAAAACTGTGCAACAGTTTTGGACACACCTGGTACTCTCACGCAAAATTCACAAAATTCTACACCAATAAACTTCTTAGCAAATTCCTTAAAATGGATCTGGTGTTAAGCAAATTGCATAGCAATTTGACACACCAAGTGTTCAGCCGTGAAATCTATCATAAATATTTCTCCCTACATCTCACCCAGGGGGCTCTCATCTGTCTCTCTACTTTCTCTCTTATATCTCTCGTCTCATTTTTATTTTTATTTATTTTTATTCTTCTATAAGAAGTTTTCACTAATAGACAATCAATTGTTTTTATGATAGTTGCTATGTGGTAAGATGTTTTCTTAGAAATTGGAGTTTATCTTCTTTTTCTATGTTTTTACACTTTTGCAAAAGATTTTTATTTTACATATATGTACGAAAGGAGTTATTACTTATGAGTCTTGCTCAAAGTATTTATACTCAAACTAGAAAGTTTTTATATGATAGTGCTAAAGAAGCTCAGTATGCTAGAGGTGCTGCTATTTTAGGTGCAGGTGGTGCTGCTTATGGTGCTGTTAGAGGTGTTACTTCTGATAATACTACTGTTATGGGTGGTAGTGTTGGTGGTGGTACTTTTGGTGCTGCTTTAGGTGTTGGTGCTGCATATGCTTTACACAAAAATGCGGGCGCGAGGTCTTTTCTTAAAGATATTCATGCTTCTGCTTTTGGTGTTAACACTCGAGCTAAGAATTTAGCTGAAAGAATGGAAAACACTGGTGTTCCTCTTGGTGGTATTAGTCCTCACAATAGATATAATAATGCTGAAGCATATGTGAACAGTTTTGAAGGATTTGCTGGCAAGAATGCAAATGAAAGTCAGGGTATTCTTGGTGGATTAGGATCTGTTGTTCATGAGAAAGAGGATGTTACTCGTGCTTTCAATAGAAACAAAGGTTTCTTTGATGAAGGTGATGCTAGATTCACTGATGATGTTCGAGCTAAAAGAGATGCTTTCTTTTCTAAGGAGATTGAATGATGGCTGGAATAGGCGAATTTTTAACTAGAGGAGCTAGGAAACTTGGCGAAGCTGGTTTGACTGATGCAGATAGGGCCGCGGCGAGGGCTCTTCATTCTAATATGGACAATTCAACCAGATTAGAAAGAATGATGCATAACAATGGTGTTTTAACTGCCGGCGATGTGAAATCTCGTTTGTTTTCCTCTGCTATGACTGGTGGTGCTGTTGCTGCCCCGTTTGGTTTGGCTGTTGCCTCTGGGGCCGGATCTGACACAACTTTTTCCGACACTATGCAGTTTGCTGCTGCTGGTGCTGCTATTGGTGGACTGATTTCTGCCGGTATCAATGCAAGAAGAGGTAGACTTGGTAGAATCGTCACTGATGCTAAATCATTCGCGCATGGGGTGAACACTAAGCAAGAATCCATGAAAGTGAATTTTGCTAAAGCATTATTCACTGATGAGTCTACTCTTCAACAAGAGGCTAAAGCTGCGTTCTCAAATCAAAAAGGTTATGATGATGCTGTTCGTAGGTTCAATCGTAACTTTGCTGGACAAACTAATAGTGCTCAAGATGGTGCTGGCTTCAGTTTTAATGACAGCATTAAGAATGCGGCGAATCAAATGAAAGAGGCTGTGCTAGGTACTGCTAATGCAAATGCATCTAAATTGTCTGGATTTAATCCTGGCAAATTGAGAATTGGGCCGGAAATCACTCCAAAAATACCCCCTGCTGCGCAGAGAGAATCACTGAGTAAAAAGGCCATGCAGTCTGCTATTGATAAATCTGAACAGAATCGCAAACAAGCAATGCTTGTCGGTTTGAACAATCGTGTTGCTAACGCTTATGAAGGAACCTCTTGGGCTCAGGCTGAATCTAAACTTGCTCAGAAAGGTTTGAATACAAGACTGATGGACGCAGTGAATTCTCCAAATGTTTCTGCTAGAGCTATTAATGATGCATTTGATAGACGACAAGGGATTTCTGCTTCTGCTACATCAAGACTGAAAGCTGGAAGATCAATGTCAACTGAATCTGTCTTTGCTGGAAGTACAACTTACTCTGGTTTGAATAGTGCTGGTTCTAGCTGGGCTAGCGCAAACAGTTCTAAATTTTCTGGAGGATATAGCAACAAAAGAATTAGCAGATACGGTTAAATACAATTTCAGGGAAGGAGAATTAACAACTCTTCTTAAGGTTTTATAAATGGAAAACAACACAAATCAAAATGTTGGCGCAGGGAGTGGTAATAAATCCCGCCCAAAACGAGATCACAAACAACAACAACAAAATCCTCAACAAAGGCAACAACAAATGGGTCAACCAAGAGATATGATGTTCGGGATTACAATTCCTAGAACAATAGGAGTCTCTGCGCTCCTATCTGCTTTTTCAATGGTTCTATACATTGCATGGGTTGTGGCAGGAATCAACAGTAAAATTGATAACTCTGTCGATCAGATTGAGCAAACAAAAAGAGAGCTTCAACAACTTAAAAGTGAGATCGTAACTCGTTCCGAATTGGCAATCCAATTGCAATCAATGCAAAGGGATGTCGATCGGGTTAATAACCAGATGCATGAAACACGCTCTAGTGTGAATGATTTGGACAAAGAGTTAAAATCTCTTATTAGGGAAACTAGCAAAAGATGATAGAAATTATAAAGAGAAATTTGGCACTGTTCGTTTCTAGAAAACTGTTCTTTTCTCTTTTTATCTTTTTGTCTTGTTGTGTTTTATTGGACCGCGGGAAACTTGTATCTACATCATTTGAGATGATCACTATTTCTATTGTTGCCGCTTATTTAACATCTAACGTAGCAACCAGATACACTGTTGGTAGAGATGGTTTCACCGCGGATTCATATGGACAAAAAAGAAAGGCCCTCCCTTCTTCAGATGAGGAGACTGAGGAGGAGCCTGAAGAAGAGTCACCAATGGAGGAAAGAGGGTTTATGTCTAAAGTTAAGGTGAGCAAATGATCCTTGAAAGACTTAAACAAAATTCGTCTATCAAACGTAAGTTTGGTGTTCACGGCCGGATTAAATTGAAACTTAAAGATGGTTCTGAAAAGATGATATACACCCTTGAATCTCCTTGGGACTTCAATGAAGATGAAAAGAATGGAATAGTTGGACTATCATGTGTCAATGAAGGCAGCTATGATATTATTATAGAAGAATCTCCAGTGATGGGAATTAAAGTTCCTTTTATTGTTAATCCAAGTTTGAATGTTCAATTAAGACAGAAAGATAATGCGATTGATAGAACAGGGCACGCTTTAGTTCCTAAAAATGATATAGATGTGTTTCATATCTATGGTAGATATATTCTTATTGGGTCTGATATTCTTCGTCATAATGAGGGATTTTATGAGCCTACTGATGGTACAATTGCTTTAAGCTACCTCATGGAGCACATTAAGGAAAACGGGGATAATAAATTGGTGATAAAATGGCTATAACTAAATATGAAAAACTTTCCAAAGCTGGAGAAGACCTAATCAAAGGTTTTGAAGGCTTTGTTGATCATGCCTACAATGATGGTGTAGGAATTATGACAATTGGCTGGGGACACGCAATTAAATCTGGAGAATCTTTTCCTCCTCAAATATCAATAGAGGAAGCGGATGAAGTCTTCAGAAAAGATGTTCAGTTCGCTATTGACGCTGTTAATAAACTTGTAACAGTTGAACTGTCTCAGAATCAATTTGATGCACTTGTTTCATTTGTCTTTAATACTGGCGTTGGAGCGTTTAAAAACTCTACTCTGTTAAAAGAATTAAATTCTGGCAATTATGGCGTGGCGGCCGGAGAATTTAAAAAATGGAATAAAGGAACAGTTAACGGAAAGAAAGTTGAACTGAAGGGTTTAACAAAAAGACGCAATGCTGAATCTGAATTGTTCAAAACAAAACAATGCGAAGGTGCAGAATGTTTCTTTGCTTAAAATAAAAAGGACCACAGGAATTAACCTGTGGTCTTATTTTTATCTTTTTAATTTAATTCGATTTCAAATTCGATCAGATGGAAATCTGCATCGTTTGCAATCTCTACTGAAACTAGAATTGAGAAGCCATTTGTTTGTGAGCCATTTGCACCATATGTAAATGAATGTGTCGCATCAATTGTGTATCCATTTCGTGTTTCTTCTGGATTGAGAATTCGTCTAAGAGTAGAACTAAGTTGTGCACATAGCGAATATGGAGATCTTGTTTCTGCTGCAAAATCGCCATAATTAGCCAAGGTTTCCGATACAGATTGTTTTAATTCTGAAATCAGCGCAGCATCTTCTGGCGTTATATCTGGACTAACACCAGATTCATCAATCATATAAAAGATTCCATCTGGGAGAGTCGTATGGCTAAATCTAACTAACGGAATAGTAAAAGATCCTTCGGTCATTTCTTCCATTGACGTAGAATCTCCTGCTCGAATTGTGTCTGTAATGTGTTCGGCCTCATCTGTAAATACTTCTACTGGTGATGCACCTTCTATTTCGTGAGGATTAACCCACACTAGGTCGGGTTCCTCAATAAATGCCTTTAGTTCTTCAAAAGACATATTGTTGCCTGAGGAAGGAGAGGCTGATGTCTCTCCTAGGTCGGTTACGTTTACAACTTGACCAGTAACAAGATCTTTGTTGCCATTAAAGATAAAATCTTTTAGTTCGTTTTGTGTTAGTACATTGGGTTGCATCTGAATGATCCTTTATATGCTTCCATAATTTCAATATATGGTGTTGGAAAGTTTCTGTGTAATTTATTAACTGTTGTATCGTCTGTCACTTCGATATACAAATTATCTTGATTGTATTTGTTTTCATATGCTTCCGCCTCTTCTTGGTATGTGTGGTTAATATAATCAACCAATGCGCGAGGAGAATTAAATGGGTTATCAGATTCATTAGGGAATCTATCATCAATTTCTGATTTTATTGTTTTTGGCAAATTCAAAACAATTTGCATATCTTTATGTGGGACATATTTAATTCCTCTATTATAATTGATTGCCGAGTTGAACAGCATAACAATGATTTCTTTTAGAGGAACAACATAGCCGTCCAGGCTTTGTTCTAAGATTATTGAATAATTAATATTATTCTTAATTTGTTTAAATTCTGGTTCACCGGTTTCTTCATTTACTGTCTCAACAGTTGTTGTACGAACAATACGGTAAGTCAACAGAGCGGTTGATAAGATAAATTTATTTTCCAATTCTTCCATGCCGGTCATGGATTTTCGCTCTTCTTTTGAAACCAGATAGATAACTGGGTAGATATCTAATCTTTCTAATTCAAATTCGCTGAAGCCCATATAGTTTTCATAGAAAATTTTTCCCAGTTTTTCTGAGACTACATCATTCGCGGCCCACACGTCTGTTTCAAGAGTTTTGTCATTAAAAGACAGTCTTGGCTGTGCACACCAAGCTGATACATATGCCAGATTGTGAAATGTTAATCTCTCTGGCTGAGATTGTAGATAACGGTCAGTTAAAAAATCGCCTTTAAGCATCTTATAATTCCTTTTTATTGTTTTATTTTCTATTGAACAGTTTTGTAGAATCAACTACAGTTTGAATTGTACTGATTTTCAAAAAACATGTCAAGTTTTTTCTGAAAATATTGTTGTAAAAATGTGTTCATAGTTTGTTAAGAAACTTTTACACTATTTTGGAAAAATTCTTCTTGACAGGAATTGGGGAAAATATGATATAATGCATTCATGCTTTAAGTGAAGGGAAATATCCGTGTCGGGGTAAACTACGGCTTCCGGATTCCTGGATAGAGCATCTCATAGGAAAGTACCGTTAGAAAGATCAACTCGTAATTGATTGAGTATAAATAACCTCTAGAGGGAGGTCGCGTGGAAACTATGATGAAACTCCTAGAAGTGGGCGTGCCTGGCAGAAGGAGTAGGTCGAAAACTGGTTGCTGAAGCAGCATAAGCTCCCTGATGTAAGCTCCCTGAATAAATTCACAGCAATACATCAAAGTAGTATGAAAGTTGGCCAGTATAAATAAATTCCCTGTTAACGGAAAGAGGGTTTGCAAATCCGACGTCGTGAGACACGGACCTCATGGGAAGAAGAAGCAACTTTAGTGTTAGAGAGATACTGTTAATGAGCTCTAACATGTTCAAATATTTTATTTAAGGTTTACGAGACTTACGGAATATTTGTTCTAACTGCAACTGGAAGGGTAGAGATAGACGGACTAAGAACCCGCCGCCGTGATCGCCGTGTAATAGCGGGAGTTATGGAACTTATGCAACATGACCATAGCTGAGCAAATGTGTTAGATCTCGCTCAACAAGACGAATGACCTCTGTGCGGAGAAAATAATTTAAAGTAGTATTAAGTAGTAGTAAATTGTAATTATTTTTTCTGAATCGTCGACACAGGCCAGGCCCTTAGTGTAGCTATAGTATTTGTAATGTTTCCTAAATGGCTTTCAAAACAAAGAGTTAATATCTCGGCGCCATTAAGTAAACAATCTCAAAATGAATTACATTTGACTACAAATCCTAAGCTACAAAACTTAGCGATCTTATTTAGACAACATTTCAAAATTGTTGTATTTGAACATCATGACAAATGTTGTACATCAGTTGTAATTGATAACATTCCTAAATAAGATCTTGGGATCCTAAACAACATTGTTTAGTCTCCTAACGCAGAGCTATAAAGCTCTGCTAATAGAAACCTTAAAATAGAAAGCGATCAGTTTCTATTTGCGGATCCTAAACAATAGAAAACAATCATTTAAAAAGAGAAAACAACCAAATATTGTTTAGTAGAACATTTCCCTATTGGTCTATATCAAATAGATGTAATTCAAACCAACAGGAAAATGTTATAAATACTAGGTTTGAGATCCAATACAAAGAAATTGGAAATCAAAACAATTTTTGAAAACCTAAATATATTAGAGAACTTATTTCTCTATTGGTTTATAAAAATAGAAAAACTTAAAAGCAAAGCTTAAAGCTTTGCTATAAACAATAGGAAAATAGAAATCAAGAAAACTGAATTTCATCTACTTTATTTTGAGATCCTAAAAAACAGTTGAATTGATTCCTTAAAAATTGAACCAATAGGAAAATAAGATCTTATATAACAGATTCCTATATAAGAAATTGTTTTACTTGAACAGTTAAATATTTTTAAACCTTAATCAGGAGTAGCTTAATGCTACTCCTTTTTTGTTTATCTGTAATTCTTGAACAGCTATCTATTTGAACTGATAGTTATCTATTCCTCTATTGGTAATTAATAATAAATGAAGACTTTATCTGAAAGTATTTTTAGATGTATTCTTCTAAATTATTGACTCTACTCAAGAGTCATATTGTATTTGAAAAAGAAATCCTATTTGCGATAGGAAATAATTTAGACTATACTAAACTTTATCAGATTAAATAAGAAAAGAATTTTATTTGTAAAAAATATTTTGTAGACCTTTTAATAATACGAGTCTATTTGTTATCTCTATTTCACGGTCTTTTTAGTATTGAATTAAAATATCTATAATAACATTTTTAGGAAAAAATTAATGTATAACAACCTAACTGGGAATGTATCCCAAGAAGAATTGGTCAATATGTTCACATTGGCAAACAAGCTTACCAATAAAAAAGGAGAAATGGATCTTCAAAAAGATATAGCCCATGTTAGAGAAGATCTTCCAACATTGAGAGATTCAGATATCAAAAAAGAAGTAACAGAAAATCCTATTGTTTTTGTTAAATCTGGATTAAAACTTCATGGTGACAAGCTTAGTCGTTTAGACTATTTAAGTGCTCTTGATATTGATGAAGGAGCATACGAGATGATGGCTATGACGCCAGAAGAAGCACAAAGATTCCATCGTAGCATTATAAAGACAACTACCGGCGGGATACTCAAGGCCGCACCAATGCAATGCAGAGGATCAAAATGTCATTTCAAAGAAACCTGTTTAACAGGTGATACAATCGTTTTAATGTATGACGGTTCATACAGACAAATAAAAGACATTACAAAACGAGATAGAATTTGGAGTTTCTCAGAAAAAGAAAAAAGAATGACTGAAGACTTCGCAAATCTCCATGCACAATCAATGGGTATTAAACCGGTATTCCTTTTAACAACAAAACATGGCCACTATATTAAATGCACATCTGACCACTTGTTTTATGCTAAAGAGGGCAACAATAAATATTGCTATATCTCTATTGACACTGGTTTACGTCCAGGTGTAAAACTATTATTTACAGATGGCTTCTATAATAAGCATCTAGAAGATGGTTTAGCTCCATGCAAAGAATACGGAGACGTATTTGTAACCGAGATTCTATCCATAGAGCCGGCCGGAGAAGAAGAGGTATTTGACATCTCTGTATTGGCAAATAAAAACTTTTTTGCAAACGGACTCCTTGTTCACAATTGCGAATTGTACAAAATGAATAAGGCTCCAGTCGGAGCGCCATGCCCATATGAGCAAGCATATCTAAGAGAGCAAGCAGGAAGATACTTTGAAGAATTTGATGTCACTCCAGATAAGCCAACAGAAATGAATCTAGTATCAGAACTTGCCGAAATGGATATGTATGAAAGACGAGTAACTATGCTCCTGGCGATGAAAGATCAAGATTTATCTCAAGAAGACATAGTTGGATTCTCAGAGGATGGTAGCCCGATTATCAAAGAAGACGTGTCCAAATACTTCAACATTAAAGAGCGAATCAAAAAACAGCGTCTCAAAAACCTTGAAGCACTATTGGCAACCAAAAAAGAAAGAGCAAAAGTTGCATCTCAGATTTCGAACACTAACGCTAATCCAAATAGGGAAAGCCTTAAAGATAAGATTGATATGCTATTAAAAGCTAGATCAGAAAACACTTCGGGATTTGTTGACCCATCGGTGCAGGAACTTTTAAAATGAGAAGTAGAAGAACTAGACTAAGAGAGAAAAAAGAAGGCAAGAAAAGGGAACACATTAAGAAAAATGGCGCCTTCTTTAATAAAGACGGGAAATATAAAACTGGGCATTTCTATTCTAGAAAAATGCAAACGAAGATTATTTATAAATCTTCATATGAGTATACATTCTACAAGCACTTAGAGTCTAACACGGAAGTTGTTAAATTCTTTTTGGAACCAATAAAGATTCCATATATAGATGCAGATGGTCTAAGAAAGAATTATATTCCAGATTGTCTTGTTTTGTATTCTGATGGAAGAATAGAGTTGTGTGAGATAAAGCCCTCAAATGCGCTTAAAGCTATTAACGTAAAAAGAAAGGCCCGCGCGGCTGTTAATTACCTAAAAGAACATTCTCCAAATGTTACATATAGATTTGTAACAGAAAAAGAGATTTTCAAAATTGATTCAGATTACAAAAAGGTTTTAAAGGAACTTAAAAAATGACACCATTCAAAACTGTCCACTCATTAGACTTTGAAACAACTGGAATAGATCCTAATTCCTCTATTGATGTGGTAGAGAATGGAATCATAAAAAAGAAACTGAAACCGAGAATCTGGTCAGCCGGTGTATACACAGAAGGACGCAGTGGGGTCGAAGCAATCTTTGATACGGACTCCACTGGCGCTGCAAGAAGAGAAGAGGCAGCAGTCTTATCTAAAAATAAGTTCTACAACACAAACCAAGAGTACAAAGATTATGTATCTGGTAAGAAACATCATATAGACCCAAGTTCCAAAGAAGCGAAGTTCATCTATAGTGATGGAAATAAGGGTGTTTCGCATTTTATGGACTCTGTTTTCAAAACGGAGGACAGCGGGATGATTCTTGTACAGAACTTAGCATTTGAAAGAAAGCATTTGTCAGCAGCAGAAGGCGACATTCCAGGATATTTGACTTCAAATATGTTCGAGCAAAATCTTAATGGCAAAACAAAATTATATGCACCATCAGGTGTAACTAATGCAAAGAGAAAATTAAAAGGTGCACTCAGTATTGCTGAAAAAGATAAAATATATGATGAAGTAATTTCTGAATATGGGAAAGCCGACATTAAGGTTAGACAAGAAGCAGAAAGGCGAGCTAAGAATGCAATCAAAGGAAAACAGCCGGTAAATGTGTTTTATGCGGCAGATCTTATGGATTTCTCAAAAGCAACTTTAACAAAAGCTGCAGCAAAAGGATTTATTCCGGAGTCCATTGTTGAGAACGGAACAAGTATTGAATTCTTAGCTAAAATGGTTCTTGGCGAAACAGAATCTCACGGAGCGTTATCAGATGCAAAACAGCAAACAAGAATTTTTCGCAGAATGCTGGATATTAGAAATCAACTAATGTCTCCGAATGGACTGTCTCAAGAAAATGCAGAGCTACTTAAAAAAATGAAAGCAGTCAGTGGCACACTGAAAGAAAAGGCCGCGGCAAAATCTGTGCTATCTAACATTGATAAACTAAGAGAAAACGGGACTCTTGATGTAAGAGAACAAATAGGTTCTACGCATATAGAAACAAAAGACATTATAACTGGAGAGGTCAACAAGGTTGAGTCAACAAGATTTAGACCAGTAGAATCTGAAACATCTGGACTTGCTAAAATTTCTGAGCTTATCAATTCTAGATACAGGGGAACTAAAGCGGCAGATGAATTCAATAAAATTTTAGAGATTCACAAAGGCGACACACCTGCAATCCTCGGCGTATTAAAAAATGATGACCTGGTTAAAAAGTTAGAGGATATTCAATCTAGATCAGAAGATCTTATAGATAAGATCTCTATTGGCTCAGAATTGACACAGGAGGACGCATCAATTGTTAGAGAGGCTAACTCATCAGAAAGACAGTCATCGCGATCTGGAGGCGTTATAACCCGTCTAGAAGAGGAATATACAAAGGCTAGGAATAAGCATCAATTCCTAAAAGACATCCTGCCAGAAAATGCAAAACATGGTTTACTAGGACTTGGTGCAGCTGCTATTGGTGGTGGTTTATTATTAGCAAGTGATTCAAACGATGCGAACTTAAGAGTCAAAAAGATAAAAGAAAAACAAGAAAGATTGGATATGCAACAATACAACGATCCTACATTTAGACAGTTCTCTGGTTTAGATTATCAAATGCCGGCCGGTGTAGGCATGGCCAATAGAAAAGCATACAATCATTCTTATGAATATTAGGACTTAACGAATGCAAAATAATCAACAAGAAGATTTAAGAAGTTGGGCAAGGGAACAAGTACAAAAAGGAAGAGAGAAAGCTGCAGGTGTTAGGTCTAGATTCGATCAACTAAAACTTGAGGCAGGAGATAGAGGTAGCGGTCATGATGCTATGCGCCTATCTAAGATGATAATGCAGCAAGATAAGGCTGGTAATACATCAAAAAGACTTGCATTCGATATCCAAAAAATTGCAGGTAACAGTGCAGGTGGATTGCATGATGACCTTGCTTCGAAATTCATTGAATCAGGTAAAAGTGTAAAAGAGGCTTTGGACACAAAGGCGATAGCATCTGCTAGAAATAAAACAGCTGCACAAAGAAGATTTGGGTCAAGAATAGGGTCTGAAGATTGGAAACTGACTCAGCCAACTAGAGGTGGCGGTGTCCAAAATATATATGCATTTAAAAACTTCGAATCGTTCTTTTCGGCGGGAGCTACGGATCACCTCAGTAGGGCAGCTACATTTGCGGCTGGGAGAGGAGTCAGAGCCGATCTTATGAATTCATTAGGATTCTTAACAAAACATCAAAAGAATATTCTAGCATCTACAACAGTCGGTAAATTAGATAAACTTTCAGCTGCCGCACCAGCATATTTGGGAGCAGCCCTAGCGCTTAATGGATCTATGGAATATCTTGTAGGAGACAAAGAATCCACTTTAACAGATAACGCATTGACAAATGCTGTCGGCACAGGGTTATCACTGGCGGGCGGTACATACGCATTTAGGACTACTAAAGAGTTGACACATGCTGCCACATCTCTTATTGGCACAGGAAGCTTAGGGATTAAAGCAGGCGGGAAATTAGGTTTACTTGGTAGAGCGTTAGGGGCAGGCAAGTGGCTAGTAGGGGCAGGTGTTGGTACTGGAGCATTTTTAGCAGCCAATACAGCTATCGATGCCGGCGTAGACATATTTAAGTCAGCGGCTAATAATGAAAATGCGGCAAGTAGACTAAAGAAAACATTATATAGTGGAGATACGACTACAGATGCAAGCATTAATACTAACCAACTTTTAACCGGCAGACAAAGAGCGATGAGTAAACTTGCTAAGTCCTCTCTAAATGATAGAGGTTACGTCATGGGGAACGAAGCTATGATTCTTAAAGGTATTTATCAATGAGTAAAGTTATAGAGATAATTGATCAGGAGAGAATAAAAGAAGAGCGAAGATCTCAAATGGAATCATCTTCTTCTATTATGGATCTCTATAACATGAGTTGGCAGGATTATTTAAAAAAGAAAAATTACGACAAAGATGTTAAAAACATGTGTCGCAATTGCCAGCAAGAACAGATAAGAAAGTATGGTAAAATCACTATTAAATGCTCTGGGCCTAAAACAATAGACGTCTTACCGGAGGATATTATTTCTAGTTTAACAGCAGAAGAATATGAAGAAGCTAAACAGGAAATGGAACCATATTACTGGGCAGAAAAGAATATAGATATCCACCAAAGAGACCCTGATAAACGGCTATTTGTCCCAAGATGGTATCAAAAAATTCAGCTGAGTTGCAGTTCTAACAAAAAGGCTATCAGATGTGGTCGTCGTGCAGGCAAATCGTATGGTCTCGCATTGGATATAACGAACAGATTAATGGTTAATTCTAATTATCAGGTACTTGTAGTTACACCATTTCTCTCTCAGGCTAAAGAACTTGCAGATACAGTTAGAAAATTAATAAGAGCTATTAACCCAGAGCTTGGAGACTGGGATTCATTAGTTAAGAGATCAGTAACATCACCATACCAAGAGATACAATTAACAAACGGCTCTACATTTAAAGCATTCACAGCTGGCAATGATAATGCAAATGCGGTACGTGGCCAAGGTGCGCACCTTATTGTAATTGATGAGGCAGATTTCTTGTCGCAAGAAGCATTTGACTCCATTATGGCAATCTTAATGGATAAGCCAAACACAGAAATTATTTGTACATCAACACCTATGGGTGAGAACATTATGTACAAACTTTCTCAGTCTCCGGAGTATAAAGAGTTTCATTTTCCTTCGTTTGTTATTCCTCATTATAACGACGACATGGATAAGGCCAATAGAGAAAACCTCTCTATCATGGGATATACGCAAGAAATCCAGTCAGAATTCGGCCTTGACGATAATGCAGTCTTTCAACCTGACTTTATTAATGAAGCAATTAAAAATGAAGTGCAGGTCCCTGTGACAGATGTAATTTCTAATCGCCAGAATTATATTGTATCATTGGGATGTGACTGGAATGCGGATAAAGTTGGCACACGTATAGTTATTCTTGCATATTCAAAAATAGAAAAGAAAATATTTGTTGCCTCAATTGACAATGTAAGAAGAGAGGGCTGGACACAGGTTGCAGCTGTACAAAAGATTGTTGATCTTAATAGAAAATTTGAACCGGACTACTTATATGTAGACGAAGGGTTTGGTGAAGCAAACGTTCAACAATTAAAACTGATTGCTGTAAGCAATTATGGCAAATTGCCAAAAGACCATCCTGATCTACGATTAAATAATGTTACACCAGTAAACTTCGCATCGACATTAGAACTAAGAGATGTTGTTACTGGAGATATCCGTAAAAAATTCTTTAAAAACTTTATAGTTGAAACAACAAAACGTGCTTTAGAAAAAGGTTTATTATCTCTTGCCGGAGATAATGCAAAAGACATTGTAGAACAAATGCGCGGGTATATTGTTAAGAGCAGACTATCTAGCGGGCGGGAAATATATGAAGCCAAATCAAAAGAGCTTGGAGATCACGATTTAGATGCTTTTATGATTGCATTAGCAGGCATTCATTTAAATCAAGATTCTATTTTGGATACATATATTAAGTCTGACTATACAGTTTTACCTATTGATAAGAAGAGAGACCTCTCCTATAATCAGTCAGATAAAATTGAAAAACGTGTTTATTCATCTGACGATGTTTACGACAGAAGACGCAGGCCCAATAGCATATCGAGACGTTCAGAATTTGGAGGAAGAGCCCCAGCACTATCTAGGTCAACAGCAACAGGAAGAATGAACTCATATAGACAAAATATGAAATTAAAATATAGGTAAAGAATATGGATTATAACCTAATAAAAGTAACTGACGAGACCGTTATTTCAGATGCTGGCATATGCTACTTTGATCCTGTTGAAGAAACCATAAAGGAAATTGGCAGTGGCTATATGATGGGGACTAACCCATATTCTCCAGTTATCCATAAACTGCTATTTGTTGCAAAAAATAATTCTGTAAAATATTTAAAAATCAAAATTAAAACTAACAGAGATATTGAAAGAATGTTCGATATTAAGATTTTGCCTGGGGCTGTTGCTCCGGCATTATCAGATTTTGATAACACAGACAATTACAATGAATTGATTGTAACAGAGAGCATTCAATCATATAGCTTTGTGCCATTTTTTGTGTACATAAAAGCTAAAGTTCCCGTAGATAGAATCAGTAGTCTGCCATTGGAGATTAATTATGAATAACCCACAAAACATGGAAGAGATGACTGAGCTATTGAAACAATTGATTGATGCAAAAAATACGTTATCGAACGGCTTAAGCCAAGTAAAAGTGGCAGCAACGCAAGAGCGTGATCCAGATGTGATAACAGCGGTAAGAGCCTTATTTGGCGATCAATACATTAAAGATGGAAAGACATCTATAACATTTAAGATGCTTACATCTTGTCTTGATACAATAAGGCTCGCCGGCAAAGATAAAGCTAAGGAGTTGATTAAATAATGTATTTATGGACAGATATAAATCAGAATACAATTACTGATCAACAGCGCGCAGAGTTGTATATGCGCCTATTCTCCTATTGTTCAGAAGACTTTGTTAATAACCAAGACTTGATGCAGTTCACTACAAATCTTGTAGCTTGGGCACAATCAATAGAGGAAAGATTAACTATCTTAGGGAATAATTTAGTTACACATACCCACATTATTCCGCCTCACACGCATCCTATTTTGCCACATACACATGCTACGTCTATGGGACCTACAGATGGCGGGACATTGTTTATAACACAGCCATCAACAGCATATCCAGTAGAACAGGCAACAGTAGATCTATCATGGAAGACGGCAACGGTCCCTGCTAATTATTTGAACACATCTGGCTCAATAACTAATATGAATAATAAAGTTACGGTTGGGGCAGGGCTTGTAGGCGATTCAACACCAGGACCAAGAAGAGCAACACCAGAACCAAAAGCATTAACTCCAAATATCCCTCCGTATTTAGTGCCCAACCCAGTATAAGGAAAGCATATGGAATTAACAAGAAAAGTAACGCCAACAGCAAATGCGACATATCTTGTAGCGTATGCTCAAATCATCGTGGATCACTTTTCCAAAGCTCTCCAAGAAAATGGGTGTATGATTCAGGTTCCGGCCGCTCTATATGCAGAATTTGATGATCAATATAATAGACTTGTTGATTATTTAGAATCGGCAAACAATGCTGGTTCAATAGATGACAATAAGAGACAAACAGCTACAGTCCCTATTGAAGATATCACTGGTAATAGAGAAATAGATGAAGCTATTAGGGATGCGATAAGAAACGCAAGCACAAAATGCTTTAATTGTAAAATTGAGAAACCTAAATTTGACTTCTCGGGAATACTGGGAAATCTTACTGCGGATATTAGGCATTCGTTAGATCAATTCAAGGGGATGTTTAAATATAACAAGGCATCAGTTTGTCAGTATTCTTTTTTCTTATCATATTTATGTATTCCAGACTTATTGAAACTTATTTCATTAATACTGGCAGCAATAGTTAAACTGATGCAAAATATACAGTTGCCAAGATTAACTATCCAGGTCTTTATCAGTGGCATCTTATCTGCGATTATAGAAGTATTAACTAAAAACATTTCTATATTAGCAAGATTTGCATTGACACCAGTCTTATGTATTCTCGACGCCATTGACTCTATTATTTCTCAATTGCCAACACCAGAAAATATTCGCGCACAAAATGAAAGTGAATTAAGAAAACTTGGTGTTAATGAAAAATTCATGTCTGGCAAATACGATACAGGCTTAGCAGAAAAATCAAAGCAAATCAGGCAGGCATATACATCTAGAGTTAGAAACTTTGAAAAAACAGCTTCAATGAATACAGAAAAGTATGTTAGAGAGATTTTTGGACCTTTAGAAGAAACAATAAATAAAAGTGTTGAGTCATTAAATAATTCTATTGCGGAATTAACAGGATTATTAAATCACTTTACATGCGAACCAAGTCGTTCTGGAATTTCTGTATCACAATATCTAAGTAATCTTTCAGAGTTTATGGCTCTCGTAAATTTGTTGAGATACATTGTTAGATTTAAAGCTGGCAAAGCTGCCCTAGATAAACTGTGTAACTCACCTACGGATGGAGGTGGATTCGGAAACGATAATAATACAGAAGATTACGGCCCAATGTCGCTTGATAATATAGGATCGATGATAGGAAACATAATTGAGTCTGATGTAGACATTATTACAGATGATAAAGGCAATCCTGTTGCTATCGGCATTAGGGATCCAGAGTCTAAAAGTGACAATACAGACAATCTATCATTTTGGAGTTGTAATCTGAATGAATTCGCGGATTCGATAACTGTTCCATCTTTAATAAATTACATTAGGGATTTAAATCTACCCAAGTTAAATCTTGATGAATTTCACCAATCTCCGTGGAAAGTTACAGTAGTTCCACAAAGCGAATATGATAAGCCAACAGTAAACACAGAAATTGTGCCACTTGTTATTGATGAAGTATGGAATCTTCCACAGCATATTAAAGATATTATTTCAATGATTGATACCTATGATGCAGCCAAAGATCCATTGAAAAAAGCTGGAGATGTAGATTTTCTTGGCAATAATGATATTAACGACATTATCAAAGAAATTCCTTACACCGGAAGAAATGGTAAAAACCTTGAAGATATCCCTGGCGCAAATATCAGAATTATAAATCAAGATGGCGAAGTTAAAATCGTAGATGACAATGGGAATATTCTCAAAGAAACTACAGATAAGTCTCGCCGCGGCAATAATTCCTCTATTGATAATGTAGATAAACTAATTTACGAATTCTCAAATAGTATAAATGGAATTGGACAATTAGATTGTCCTCCAGAGATTCAAAACATATTAAATAAACTTGGAGACTTTTAATGAATTTAATTGGTTTAGATCCGTTACTAAGGTCTAATTATTCTAGCAATCTGACTAGCATAAGAGATGCTAGAACCCAGGTTAAACTTATGGGAAGGAAGAAACTTGATAATCCAAGTTTCTCCTATTTTGGATCTAGAAACTACTGGTATAACAATGATAAATTTACAGGCTATCAGGGTCATGAATATGACTTATTTGAATATTCTCGCATTATAGACACAGAGGCGATGGTAGCAAAAGCTTTCGAGAGAAAGCGCGCGTTAATTTTTAAAAATGGATACTTCTTTGAGTCAAATAATCAAGACAACATCGATTATATCAAAAGACGTATCAGAGAAATTGAGCATGTAACAGGAACAACATTTAGGTCATTTATAGAAGAGATGGCTTATAATTTAATCATGTTCCATAACGCTTATATTGTATTAATCAGAGATGAGGACAAATCTAGTGGAGAAGAATACAATAATGGTTCTAAAATTCTTGAACCAATAGCTGGGTGGTTTAATCTCCCAACTGAATCTGTACAACGTAAGATAAAACCAAATGGCGATATCTCAATGTATAGACAATACATTGATGGACAAAATTATCGTATCTTCAGCCCAGAAAAGATTAGGCATCTTAAATATAATGCAAGAACAGGATTCACAATTGGTACACCTCCACTAGAGGCCGTAAAAGACGACATCCTGGCATTAAGAAGAATTGAGGAATCAGTAGAGACACTAATATACAAAGGTCTCTTCCCAATGATTCATGTTAAAGTTGGTACAGAGTCAAAACCAGCTGGCAAATTAATAGACGGTACTGATGAAGTAGAAATGATGTCAGACATCATGGACAGACTTGATGACTATGGCGGCGTAACAACTTCTGAGCGAGTAGAAATTAGAGCCATCGGCGCGGAATCTTTAGCACTTAGAGTAGAGTCATATCTAAAATACTTTAAAGACAGAGTTATGTTAGGTCTTGGTGTATCTGACCTAGATATGGGTGTAGGTGATTCATCTGGGAAAGCAACAGGACAAATTGTTTCACAAACTCTAAAAGAAGCTGTTATAAATATGCAAGACTCAATAGCAGACTTTATAACAAGCACACTCTTTATTCCGTTATTGGTAGAATCTGGAAAATATAACGTAGATTACGAAATACCAGAATCTGACATTGTTAAATTTACATTTAATCACGTAGACCAAGAAGCTCAAATTAAAATTGAGTCACATATTCTAAACATGTTTAATAGTGGTTTGATTAGCATCAACGAGGCCAGAAAAGAAATCGGATTTAAAGAATTATCTGAGTCTGATATTAAATCAATAGGTCGAGAAAAAGAGGGTATAACTCCAACTTATCAGGTTGAGCAAGTTCGCTTATCTATGCAAACGCAGACAGGACAAGTGGGACAAGAAGCAAACAGTTCTGGTAATAAGACAAAAAGCGACGGAAGTAAAAAAGCGGTCGCCGCGGTAAATAATCCATCTAATCAATACACTGATTCTATTGATCCCAAAATATTAGAAGTAGATTATCTAATACAAATAATGGATAATAAAGAACTTCTAAATATAGTTCTATCAAATCACCTAAAATCCGTAGTTGACAGAAATAATATATATACAGATAATGTCATCAATCAGATTAGTGAAATAGCTTCTAGTCAAATCAATTCTATAAAAGACAATGATTATGAAACTATAAAAGAAGACATTGAAGCTATCCTAGTCAGTGCATATGAGCCATTAGAGGATATAGTATGACCAATATAGAAGACAAGGTAAATGTCTTAGGAAAAATAACGATATCAGACGAAACGCGGCAGCGAATTGCTGATTCAATATCGTCCGGCTCCAAAGTAAAAAGCATCACGGTAAAAATGGAGGCAACTCATTCTGGCAAACCAAATGGGAACTTCTGGATTTACACTCCATACGGTATGAAGACTGGTCATGGTACATTTACTCAGCCAGTTTTTAAACCGGTAACAGAAGAGCATATTGAGGATTCTAAAACACTCGGAAGAGTGATAAAATCAGAATATGTTTCTTATGGAATCTCAGATAAATTAGAACGTCCATATGATAAAAATTATCTTCAGGACTATAAGAAATTTATGCTGAGCAAAGAATACAAATCTCGCGGATTCAAAGGCCTTGGACATGTAGAATTAACAGCCAAGATTACTGATAAAGAATCGATACAAAAGATTCTAGATGGCAAGTATGGATTTGTATCAGTTGGTGGTGGAGTAAAATCAGCACATTGTTCAATTTGTGGTTCTAGCAAATTAGGCAAAACAACATGCGATCATGTTCGCGGTGCAAAATATCAAGGAGAGACATGCTACTATATTGGTGGCATAATGGACTTTGAACATATCTCATATGTAGGAACACCGGCAGATAAAAATGCTAAATCTACATTGATTAGGGATAGCAAGTCAAATACATCCCACTTTCAGATATTAGATTTTGAGACAGATAAAGGTAATATAATGACAATTAAAATTGAAGACTTTGACAAGTCTAACGATTCTCTTGTCCAACATGCTAAATCATTGGGCATTGCCGATTATCAGCTTCCTAGTGAAGATGGTTTGACCGCATTGGATTATGTATTTGGCGAAGAAAAGACATTTCCGTTAGCAGACAAAGTTACAGCACTTGTTGCTTATGACTTTGCAAAAACAAAATTTGAAGATTCTTCAGATAAAGAAGCTGTACTGAGATTGATCCAAGACAAATTAGACGAACTGGAAATTAAAGATGCAGAATCGGAACTCGAAGCCATTATCCAGGCAAGCAAAGTTCAGGATAGCGAGAGCGAGAAATCAGAGGATGATGAAAAAGATCACCAAGAGATGATTGAAAAAATCGCTGATGCAGTTGTGGCTAAAATCCAAGATTCTATCTCTGGCACTTCTTATCAGAATTCTCAAATTAAAGTTCTGCGTAGCGAAGTAAAAACTTTGGCTTCAGCTAAACAAGAATTGGAAGCCGAATTGAGAGACTCACTTGTTTCTCAAATTTCATCAATTGAAAAAATCACAGATTCTTCTAAATTAGAAGCGTTGAAAAAACGCTCACTGCAATCACTCAAAGATAAACTGTCTGATCTTATTGAGGCTCTTTACGAGGGCAGCAAAGATGATGACGATGACATCAAAGACAGCGAAGAAGTGAAAGACAGTCAAGAAAAACCGCAACTACCTAAAGATAGTTTAACTATTGAAGATGGTGCAAGCGGATCTGGTACTGATGATAAAGATGAAGAAAAAGAAGGTTCTGAAGAAAACGGTAAAGTAGAAGACAACGAAAAAGGCTTCGTCTTTAAAGATTCAAAAGAACTTAATAGTCGTTATTTGGAAATCATGAAAAAAGAGGGTCTCCAAGCAGCGAAAGCATTCAAATTAAAAGCCAAGATTGGCTAATTTATTAACATTAGGACTATAAGATATGTTTTCACCATATTCAGTAAATCACAAACAAAAAACTAAACATTTCAGTACACGCGACTGGAATACTCCTAGCGTAACATTCTCTGAGGGTATGCAACCATCTGGTCAATTTATGCCAGCGCCATACTTAAAATTGTTGCGAGAAAAAGGCACTGAAGATACTAAAGTTTACACTCAAGTTGTTGTATCAACTGGCAAAGTATTGGCACTCGATAGCAATGTTTTTGTTGTTCCTGCCGGTATTTTGGATTCAGACGATACCTACACTGAAAAAGATGTTGAAGAAGGCGTAATCGCTGCTGATGGCACTCCAGCTGTAGCAGGCGATAAAGTTGCAGATAAAATGCGCGCCGCCAATATTACCGTTTCTGCTCCTATTGGTGTTGCACTGTTTGACTTCTTCCGTCATCCAGGTGGCGATGGTATTAACCCATTACAATTCAATTACCAAAACTTGAACTATCAAGCTCGTATAACATTCTTGTGCGACTATGTGTTGGAATTGCCAATCGTAGAATCTGATACAGTATATGAAAAAGCACCTCTGAAAGGAATTAGCGCATTTATCGCTGCTAAAGGTCCTAATGCAGGTCAAAATACTGTAGCAGACTTCACAACTATTAAGCCAGGTGATTTTGTAACATTCGACAAAAACTCTAACTTTGTTGTTGCACAGGCATCTGATGACAGCAAAAAAATTATCGGACAAGTTTTGCAAGTTGTTAAACCAAGCAAAGAAAATATGCTCAAATGGGTTCGCAGTTCTAGCGCAGGTGGAAGCGACTTGGATAAAATGCCAGGCACAGCTACTAATGGCTTGGTAGATAAAATTTCTTACTCTGGTGGATATGGCTTAGTACGTGTCAACCTTATTAACAGATAATTGTAAAATCAAGGATTTAATAATATGTATAAAAAACCATTTACATCAGAAGAACTGAAAATTCAAGACAGTATCCAGGAAGTTCGCAACCTATTCGCAAATAATGGTGTTAACAGCGACGGTGTTGCAATGTCAATCGAAGACACCCTGGCAACTCCAAACATGCCTATGGCATTTAAACGTGTAATCGAAGAATATGTTATCGACGCAATCGAACCAAACTTGATCGGTACACAATTGCTACAACGAATCTCTGTTGATCCTTTCCGCACTGAAGTTCGTTTCCGCACTTACGGTGCAATGGGTGCAGAAGACTTGAGCATCGGTGAAGGTCAAGAATACCCAGAACTGAGCATGACTAATGGCGGTGGCCAAGTTAATGCCAACATCGGTAAATATGGTGTAGCAGTTCGCATCACTGAAGAAATGTTGAAACAATCTCAATGGGATATCATCGGTCATCACCTGAAAAAACTTGGTCAAGTTATGGCTCGTGATAAAGAGAAAAATATCTTCAACATGATTAACAACGCCGGTGTTGTAGTGTTCGATAACGCTAACCCTGCTCAATCACAATTGGGTCGTACAACTGGCCGTGATTTGACCGGTGCAGGCAATGGCTCATTCACTGCTGACGACATGTATGACATGTATGCATCTATGCTGGAACGTGGATTCACTCCTAATGTGATTCTGTGCCACCCATTGGCCTGGGCTACATTCACTAAAGATCCTGTTATGCGCGAATATGCATTGCAAGGTGGCGGTTTGAACAGCTGGTTCAGCACTATGCCTAAAGAAAATATTGGTATGGGCGCATTCTTGCCAGAGGCATGGAAATCATTCACTCGTATGTCCGGTGACACAGCTTTCAATCCTACTCGTCAAGAGCGCGAAGGCACTCAAACTAGCACATTCCAATTCCCTGGTTATTTCCCTGGTACTAATCTGCGCATTATTGCATCTCCACATGTACCATTTGATGAAACACACAAAACAACATCAATCATCATGTTGGATACAACTGAGTTGGGCGCAATCTTCGTAAGTGAAGAGCCAACTGTGGATGAATGGGATGATCCAGCACGTGACATCAAGAAAATTAAAATTCGTGAACGTTACGGTTTGGCAATCTTCAACGAAGGTCAAGCTATCTCTTTGGCTAAAAATGTTAGCATCGAACCTAACGAAATTGTGTTGCCACCTCAAGCTATCGTTAACGATATCCCACGTATTCAACGCAAGTAATTTTAAAAAACTTGGTGTATAATAGATACCATAGTTGAATAACACAACATGGGGGTAGGGTAAAACTCCCTACCCCCATTTTTTAATGGAATAAAAATATGAGCGCATTACACGCAAAACTTAAACTTGTTGGACAGACATATCTGTTCTGTGAAAAGGTTTCACTTATTAAAAATATTGAAACCGTATTAGATTTGAGCAAATTAAATATTGCGGATTTGGAAGTTATTGGTCATCATATTCAGCATGGTGGGATTGAGTCTAATGTATCTGCTGATGAATTTATGGATCGCGCGGCTAAGCTTCGTGAAGAAGTAAAAGAGGGCAAAGTAGATGAAGTTGCTAAACTTCAGGATGTAACAGAGGTTCGTGTTCTTGATGCAGAAGTCGAATTGGAAGACGGTACAGTTACAACTGTTAAAGAAGTTGGTGTTAAAAAAGAAGACCCTCGCAAAACCTATGTTCAAGAAAAAGTTATTGATGTTCCGGCCGCTGTTGCATTGATCAATGTTAAAAACATTCCTGACTGCGATCGTGAAGTGTTAGAATACGCCTTGGCTACTGAGACAGCTACAAAAGGACGCAAATCTGTATTGACAGAGATCAAAAACATTCTAGAAGAGCTTGATAAAGAAGATAGCAAAGACGGCGAGTAAGGAGTTGAACTATGTCGGATAAGCTAATAGTCGAAAGTGTTGAAAACACAAAAGAACAATTAACTTTTATGCCATTAAAAGGCTCTATACGTTTAAAGCTGTCTGACAATGTTAGTCCTGAACTTATTAAAAAAAATATCAGCGTTTATAGAGTGAAGAAATCTGACGGAGTAAAATCATTAGATATTTCTTACTCTGACGCTTACACTCAAGACCTGGCTGGATTTGCTGATATAGATATCACATCATCTGGCCAGGTTTTAATTATATCTCCAAAAGATTCTTTCATTCCAAGTTCAGACTACATTCTCTATATCAGTAAAGATGTTCATAGTGTAAAAAATAAAGTTACTGTTGGACAAAATGAAACAGACACTGTAACAATTTCTCCGCCAATAGAAAATAAGGTAGAGATTGTCCCTGTTTCGCAAATCTTAGGCGATGTCTTTGTTTGCAATGTTAAAATTGACGACAAACCGTATTTAGATAATGAACTGTTTTCACTAGAAGACGGGATTATTATTAATGGTTCACGAATAAAGATAACTGATAAATCTATTATTGATGGCGCATCAATAATTATAAGTTCTGAAATATCTAAAATACTTGAAGCTGATTACAGTCTCCATTTTTCAACTGGTTCTACAACAGGTATAGAAGATAAGGTTCCAGATGGGTCATCTAAGAGAATAACAACAGATGACATCATGAGCTTTTATAATTCTCCATATAGGGATATTATAGGGAATTCCGGTTCGTCAGTTGGAACACCTGGACAGGGTAATCAAAATGCTACAAGTGGCAGTCAAAACAATAGCGCCGCGGCGATAATCTCTTTTAGACTTCCAAATAAAATCTTAATCAAATTTGAAAAAGAAGTAGACAAGGATAATACAGATATTTCCTCTATTGATATAGATATCTATGAGGCATTCGATAACTACAATCTTCCAAAGATGGGCCTTTATAATGATGATCTAAAATACATTTTGGAATTCAGTTTAATCAGAGGGAATAAAACTCTTCAAATTGAATTGCTCCCAGATTTGAGATTAGAAGTTCCGATCGGAGAAAAATATATTAAAAGGTGGAAATGATGGCAGAAGTTCACTATAAATATCTCGCTGGAGATTATTACAGAGGAACAGATAAGCTCACTGGTATAGGACCAAGGGTTGTTCACAATGTAAAAAATACATTTGCCATACCATCAGTTTGGGATACATTCACAGGTTTTCACGGTCCAAAACAAAATAGATCTTTTTCATCTAAGGTAAATTCTGGTGCCGGTGGCGGTAGCGGGGATGTAAAAGTTAAAGTTCAATATAGAGAACCTTTTCACTCTTTCAAATACTTCGAGGCACTAGGCTCTTTTTATGGTATGCACGAGATTATAAATGAGAAAGAAGATCTTGATGGTACATGGCAAGAGATAAGAGAGAAATGGAAATCAGAGCCGGCATATATAGACAGATATGACAGGTTAAGAAATTCATCGCCGCTAAAATATAACAATTCCTCTAATGATTTGAGTTGTATTTCGCTATTGGCAACAGTAGAGAGTGGCAAAGTAGATTTTGGCTTTCAGCAATCTATCAAACATGATGAAGATAAAAAACCTTATCTAGAAATTCATATTGGAGAATTTCATCTCTTACCAAATACGCCAAGAAGTATTTTTAGATGCAATTTGGCAACTGACCTCCTATACATAAAAGAGGGAATAGATCATTTTATTGCAGATGATAAAATAAAATCAGAGGTATTAAGCTTCCCTGATCAAAGTGTAACATCAAATAGCCCAGTAGAATTCTATATGGGGATAGCGGCATTAGGAAGTAAAAATAGGCCAAAAGATTTTAATTCAAATAATTTAGATGGAAGACATCCTAACTATATTGAGGCCGGTGCACAAATAAGATGGAAATCTCTATCTGACAGATGTTCTGCATGGGTAAGGATCTATGATGGACTTGATATGTCAAGAGTCCTGTCAACAGACATTTACAGAAATTCTCATTATGTTCTTAATACAAAAGTTATTATTAGACTAGATAAGCTTGAAGAATTAATTCTGGCTCATGGCGGAGTCGATCATTCTACATACAAACTCTTGATTCATTTGCCATCATATTCATTACTTGGATATGATATGGTAAAAGCATTAAAAGAACCAAGAACATTTATGATCCTTAGCGACAT